TCATCCTGATGTGGCCGCGATCTTTAATGAAGTGCCGGACAGCGTGACAGTTGGCAGCACTGTCGAAGACGGAGTGTGGACGATTGCGCCACAGCCGCCTGCGCCGGTTGCACCCGCGCCGGTTCCGCCAAAGATCGGCCCTATCGCCTTCCAGATGCTTTTCACGCCAGCGGAAAGCGTGGCGGCGGACACCCTGAAGGCAGAGGACAAGACGCTGGCGTCATTCTGGAAACTGATTGACGACCCGCGCACGGACGTTGTGGACCTGTCTTTGCAGACGGTGCAAAACGCCATCGAATACACGCTGACGGCCGTCAAGGCGAGCGGGGTAGAAGTGGACGTGCCGACGCGCAAGGCGCAGATTCTTACCGGGGTGGTGCAGTGACACGCGCCAGGCTGCTGGGCCTGTGGCTGCTATGCCTGGTTGCCATGCCGTTACTTCTGCTGGTAATGCTTATCGAAGCGCTGGCAGGATCGCAGCGCGCCGAACAGATGGCGCTGGCGCAAGACGAGGAAGGCAACGCGATGTTCGGCGGGCCAGCCACGCAATCAATCAGCACGCGAACCGGCAACGCACTGATACGGGGCGAACGCTGGGCGCACTTCGTGGCGCCGTGCATTGATTTCATTTTCGGGAAGGGCCATTGCCTGGCGAACGCAACCCTTCCACGCTGAAAGCGACTTTCACAGCGGCAGCCTTTGGCCACCTTCGGGTGGTCTTTTTTTGCCCAAAACCCCCACGTGGAACGGGCGGCGACCCGGCGCGATGATTGCGGCAATATTAAGAGGCCCACTACATGAGCACTGACTTTCTGCACGGCTTGGAAGTCCTGGAAATCAACGACGGTTCCCGGACAATCAGCATTGCTTCCAGTTCCGTTATCGGCATCATTGGCACCGCGCCGAATGCCGACCCGGCTGCATTCCCGCTGAATACGCCCGTGCTGGTCGCTGGCTCGCGCGTGGATGCGGCGAAACTGGTCGCGCTTACCACTTCGGTGGATAACGGCACGCTGCCCGATGCAATCGACAGCATTTTCGATCAATCGAAAGCTGTCCTGATCGTTGTTCGTGTTGCGGCCGACGTGGACGCGGCGGTGCAGCGCGCCAACATCATCGGCGGCACCGACGCGAGCGGAAATTACCTTGGCGTCCAGGCATTCGTGGGCGCCGAACACGTGACCGGCTACAAGCCGCGCATTCTGATTGCGCCCGGCTTCACGCACACACGCACGGCCAATGGCGTTTCCACGCTCGCGATTGACGATGCTGGCGCAGGCTACACGGACGGCACTTATACGCTGGTCGCATCGGGTGGCGGCGGCGGAACGGGCGCGGTGGCCACGGCCACGGTTTCGGGCGGCAAGGTTACGGCCGTTGCGCTGTCGAAATACGGTTCCGGCTATACGGCCCTGCCGACGTTCGCACTTCCCGCTGGCGCTGGCGCGGGCACCGAGACCGCGACTTTTACGGCGACAACGGGCACCGTGGCCAATGCCGTGGTTGCGGAATTTACTGGCATTGCGAATTCGCTGCGCGCGGTGATCATTCCCGACGCGCCCAGCACGACCGACGCGGACGCCATCGCATACGCGGGCGACTTCGACAGCCGACGCATTTACCTGGTTGAATCCCAGGTGACGAAGACAGACAGCAGCGGCAACAACGTTACAGCATTCACCAGTGCGCACGCTGCTGGCTTGCTGGCGAAGTCGGACAACGAACGCGGTTTCTGGTGGTCGCCATCGAACCAGGCTATCAACGGCGTTACAGGCACCGCTCGCGTGATTGATTTCGTGATGGGTGATACCACATGCCGCGCCAATCTGCTGAACGCGAAAAACGTCAACGTGGTGATTCGCCAGAATGGCTTTCGCCTGTGGGGCAATCGCACGCTGTCGAGCGATCAGAAATGGGCGTTCCTGTGCGTCGTTCGCACGTCGGACATTATCGCGGACAGCCTGATGGCGGCGCACCTGTGGGCGGTGGACCAGGGTATTACAAAAAACTACGTCAACGACGTGGTGGAAGGCGTGAATTCGTTCCTGCGCCACCTGACGGCTATCGGCGCGATCCTGGGCGGCACCTGCTGGGCAGACCCGGACCTAAACACGCCGGACCAGATCGCGAAGGGTGATATCGCTTTCGATTTCGATTTCACGCCCGTCTACCCGAGCGAGCGCGTAACGTTCCGCGAACACCTGGTGAATGACTATATCGCCAGCATCTTTTCTTCGAGCGCGAGCTAATAGCCCATGCCTATCCAAAACATCCGCAAGTATTTCAACGTTTTTTATAACGGGCTTGGCAAGGCTGGCAAGTGCGAAGAATTCAACCCGCCGAAGCTGACCGCCAAGCTGGAAGACTTCCTGGGGGGCGGCATGTTCGCGCCCGCCGAAATCACGATGGGCCTGGAAAAGCTGGAAGCCGATTTCACGCTGAAGTCTTACGACAAAGACGTGATTGCGACTTTCGCCGTTACGGAAGGGTCCGACATTACCGTGTCGCTGCGCGAAGTTCTGGAAGACGACGACGGCACCGAAACGGGTGTTGTGCATACGATGCGCGGCAAGGTTAAGGAAATCGACCAGGGCACTGTGCAGACAGGCACGGCCGCGAAGCTGAAAACATCGCTGACGCTGAAGTATTACAAACTGGAAGTTGGCGGCACCACGGTTATTGAAGTCGATGTGGTGAACATGGTTTTCAAGAAAAACGGCGTGGACGCGCTGGCCAACGTTCGCAGCCTGCTGGGCATCTAAAGACGGCGCAGGGCTGGTGCAACGCCAGCCCTGAAAGTCGCTTTCATAAAAATATAGGAATCAACTATGGCAACCCGCAAAGCAGCAGCAAAAACCGAAGAAAACAAAAGCCCGGAAGACTTCGTGGAATACGGCGAAGGTTTCGCGGACATTGAACTGTCGCGCCCCATGGACCTGGCTGGCGTGAAAGTCTCGAAACTTCGCATGCGCGAACCCGTTGTGCGGGACCAGGTTGTGTATGACAAGCTGAAGGGCAGCGACCTGGAAAAAGAAATCACCATTTTTGCCAATCTGTGCGAAATGGACGAAAAGCAGATTCAATCGCTCACCCAGCGCGACTACATTCGTTTGTCGGCGGCCTACGCGGGTTTTCTCGTCTAGCGCCTGAATTCATCCGACGCAGCGCGCTTGCCCTGGCCAGCCACACGGGCTGGGGAGAATCGGAAATCATGGGCATGACCGCATCGCGGTTCGTGTGGTGGATCGACGGATTAAACGAACTGACTGCGGGCAATGGCTAACAAGCGGCTAAATACCACAATCGTAATCGGCGGCACGATTACCGGCGCGCTGAAAGGTGCGCTGGGCGCCGCTGAATCCGGCCTGAAGAAAATTTCTGGCGAAATGGGGCGCGTGACAAAGCGCCAGGTTTTGCTGGGCAAATCTATCCAGACGTTTTCCCGCATGGGGAAAGACGTTTCGGCATTGCGCAGCGAGTATGCAAAGACAGTCGATACTATCGACCGCCTGCGCCGCGCGCAGGAACGGCTAAACCGCGAGCAATCGCGCTACACCAAAGCCAAGGGCGTTGCGGGCAGCATGCGCGGCGCGGCCACCACCGTGGGCGCATCCGGCCTAGCAATTGGTGGCGTGCTGGCCACGGGCATTCACGCCGCAGTCAAGCGCGAGAACGAAGTAAACATAATCAAGAATTCCGGCCTTTCTGCGGCCGATCAGAAATCGCTGATTTCTGCGGCAGGCGGTTCGCGCCAGTTCGGCGTTTCAGTAACGGATGCTTTCAAGACCGCGCGAGAATTGCAGGCTTCGCTGGGCAGTGCATCGCATGCTGTGGAAGCACTGCCGACCGCGCTACAAGCGAAATCCGGCCTGCAACTATACAACCGCGAACACGCAGGCCACGAAGTCGAAGACGGCGCAATGTATGCGCTCGCAAAGATTGCCGACGAACGGGGGGGCGCATCCAGTGCTGAAGAAATGCGTAAGCAGATGGATTATGCATTCCGGGGCATCACGGCATCGCAAGGCAAGGTTTCGGCAGAAGACTGGCTGGCGGCGCAGCGCGGCGCGAAGGCGGCAGGTATCGGCGCGAGCCATGACGCATTCTTCGGTGATTCTTTCATGGTCCAGGCGCTTGGCGCCCCGCAATACGGCAAAGCAATCAGCACGCTGAATAATGCATGGATCGGCGGGCACCAGGACGCGCACAAATTCACGAACATGCTGGCAGACGGGCTGCTGGACCGTCGCAAAGTGAAGCTGAAAAACGGCCTTGTGACGAATTACAAGTCCGATGCGCTGGTGGATAACAAGCTGCTGATTGAAGACCAACAGGCCTGGGTGGAAAAACACCTTCTGCCGCTGGCTAAACGTAAAGGCGTCAACCTGGGAGATTCTGCCGCCGTCCAGAAATTCGTTTCGGATTACACGTCGAACACGAACGCAGGAAACGTGCTATTTCAGCGCATGTTCAATAGAACAGCGATTGAGCGAGACCGGACGAATTATAAGAGCGCCCACGGCATAGAGGAATCAGACAAGGCCAATCAGCAATCCACAGCGGGCAAGGTAGATAACGCCCGTGCGCGCCTGGATGATGCCCAGGAACGCGTGGGCCGGGTGCTGATACCCGCGTTCGCCACCGCGATGGAACGCACGGCCGACGTGCTGGAAAAGGTTAATCGGTTCGCGGACGAAAATCCGCGCCTGATGAAAGGCATTGTGATGGGGTTGGGCGGGCTGGCCGTTGGGCTGACTGTTGCGGCGCCGTTGCTGGTGACGGCGGGCGGTGCGCTTCAGCTATTCGCCACGATCCGGCTGGCGCGTTCGGTGGCTTCCCTGCGCGAACTGGAAGGCGCGGCCAATGGCGTAAATGGCGCAGCGGGCGGCGCAGCGAAAGGAATCCTGGGGTTTATCGGCAAATTGGGCATGGCTGCCACGCTGGCCGAAGTGGCGCTGGGAGTGGCGAAGGCTGCCGGGCTGCCTGACGTGGACGCAGGGAAGGGCGCGGACGACGTGAAAAACGGCCGCTGGTGGGCCGCATCGGCGCACCTTCCAGCGGGCGACTTCCTGCGGGCGCTTGCGGCGCGGACAGGCGGCAAATCGAATGCAGAAATTTCCGCTTCGCTTACGGGCGGGCAAAACCCGACCGCGCCGACCGTGCCACCGCTGGCCACGGCGCGCAGCGCGAGCGCCGCACCTGCGCAGGATAACCGCCAGTATCACGTCGAATTCCACCAGCAGCCGGGCCAGCCCGGTAAGGACGCGGCACGCGAGGTAATGACACGCTTGGGGGCGCCAGCTAACAAGCTGGGTTCCGGGCTTTACGACACGGGCTTTTAAGCATGGCGAGCGATAGCGGAAACATGCCCAGCATGATGGTGCTGGGCGATTACCAGTTTTCTATCAACACCCTGGTTTTCCAGGAGTGGGCGCGAACGACAGAATGGAAGTGGCCCGCGCAGGAACGCATGGGCCAGCTTGCGGCGAAGCAATTCACGGGGCGCGGCGAGGATTCTCTGGAACTGCCCGGCCTGATCTACCCGGATTACAAGGGCGACATTCAAAGCCTGGATGAACTGCGCGCCATGGCTAACGACGGGCTGCCGTACGACCTGACGGATAGCATGGGCTTCTATCAAGGGCGCTGGGTTATCGAGCGGCTGGACGAGAAGCAAAGCAGCCACAAGACGGACGGCAGCCCGCGCAAGGTGGAATTCACGTTGCGGCTGTCGATCTATGACGACGGCGAAGCGGCCGACGACGGCGGCAGCATCCTGGGCAGCGCCAGCAGCGTGGCGGCCGTCGCGACCAGCGCCGCAGGTGGCACCACGGCCGCCGCGCTGTCCGGTTTCGCTGGCATGGTAAAGACGGTACAAAGCACGGCCGCCAGCACGCTGGGCAGCCTGAAAAGCGCCGCTGCGCAGGTGCAAATCTCCGTCGCGCCCGTGCTGACGGAAGCGAACAGCGCTATTGGCGCGCTGAACCGTGGCATGGACGTGGTTAAAGACCTTCGGAACACGGCGCAGGACGTTGCGCAGCAAGTGCAGAGTATTGGCAACATCGGCGGTGCATTGAGCGGCGCCAAAACGATATTGGACAAAATCGACACGCTGGGCATTCATGCCGCTTCGGCGGGGCGGATTATTGACAATATCAGCACCGTGGCGGGCACGCTGCCCACTGCGGCTGCCACGGCACTGGCGACAGCCGGGAAGGCCACCACGTCGGTTTCTACCCTGCTGGCGACGACGCAAAGCGCAACCAATAGCCTGATAAAGAAATTCACATGACGGCGCAATACATCGCGCGTGCTGGCGACACGCTGGACTTTATCGCCTGGAAACAATACGGCTCTGTCACGCCGTCGATTCTGGCGGCCGTGCTGGCGGCTAATTACGGCCTGGCTGATATGGGTCCGGTGCTGCCCGTTGGCACGCTGGTGGCGCTGCCCGTGATCGACGTAAAAACGGAAGTGGCGGCCACGGGCGGGGTTTCGCTATGGACATGAATCTGGCGCCCGCGTTTTCCATCAAGGCGAACGATACCGACATAACGGCCGTTATCGTTGACCGGTTCGTGTCGCTGTCGCTGACAGACGAAACGGGCGACAACTCCGACAAGCTGGAAATTGTGCTGGCCGACCACGTGGACGGGAAGCGCATCAAAAAGCCGCCGACCGGCGCCGAAATTTCGCTGTCACTGGGATACGACGGCGTAATGACGGAAAAGGGAATTTTTGTCTGCGATGGCGTGAAACGTACAGGCTGGCCGCGCCAGCTTACGATCCTGGCGCACGCGGCGCCGTGGGATCAAACGCCAAAAGGGAAAGTCGATTTTCAATCCCACAAATCACGTTCGTGGAAGCTGGGAACGACCATCGGCGCGATGGTCGCAAAGATGGCGAAAGAACATGGTATGGCCGCGATAGTTTCGCCCGCGCTTTCCAGCGTGGTGCTGCCGCACATCAACCAGTCCGAAGAATCGGATATGAACCTGCTGCTACGCATCGCGAAGAAATACGACGCGATTGCAAAGCCAGCGGGCGGCAAGCTGATTTTCACCAAGCGCGGCGACGCAACGACGGCAAGCGGCGCGGCGCTGCCCAGGATCGCGGTAAAGGCCGGCAATTGCAGCGCGTTTCATTGGGAAGAATCCACGCGCGAGTCCGCTGGTACTGTGGTGGCGTACTACCACGCCACGCGAGCCGCGAAGCGCCACGAAGTGACGGCCGGAACGGGCGAGCCGGTGAAGCGCCTAAAGCAGTATTTCGCCACGCCAGCAATGGCGCTGGCTGCCGCCAAAGCCGAATTGGCGCGGCGGGCGCGGGGCGGCTTTAACTTCGAAGTCAACATACCCGGCGAGCCGAAGCTGACGGCCGAATCCATTCTGGACGTGTCGGAGTTTGGCGACGAAGCAGACGGAGAATGGTTAGTGAAACGCGTTCAACACGAAATGAGTAAGGACGCCTATCGCTGCGTGGTTTCATGCGAGAAGCCCAACAGCGACGCCGACGTGGAAGCCGCGATGAACGGCGCCGAGTCGGACAGCGCCG